TTCAGATGGTAAATCCGACAAAGACAATTTCTGGAAACCAGAAGTAGACAAAGCTGGCAACGGCATGGCTACGATCCGTTTTCTTCCCGCACCAGCAGTTGATGGTGATGATGGGCTGCCTTGGATCAAAATCTACTCTCACGGTTTTCAGGGTCCCGGCGGTTGGTTGATCGATAACTGTCTGACCACTAAGAATCAACAGTGCCCCGTGTGTGAACACAATAGTCGCCTGTGGAATTCTGGCATCGAAGCGAACAAAGAAATCGTTCGTAAACAGAAACGTAAACTCAACTACATGGCAAACGTGTACATTGTTTCTGATCCAAAGCATCCTGAGAATGAAGGCAAAGTAAAACTGTATCGTTTCGGCGCAAAGATTTTTGAGAAGATCACCGAAGCAATGAACCCACAGTTTGAAGATGAGACTGCAATCAATCCTTTTGATCTGTGGAAAGGTGCTAACTTCAAGCTGAAGATCACCAAGGTTGCAGGTTATCAGAACTATGACAAGTCTGAATTCATGTCACCTTCTGCACTTCTTGATGATGATGAAGAACTCGAAAAGATTTGGAAATCCGAACACTCTCTGAGTGAAATGGTTTCAGATAAAGAATTCAAATCTTATGATGATCTGAAGTCTCGTTTGGATAAAGTTCTTGGTGGTGCTGATGCGCCTGCAAAGACTACTGTTGAACAGATGCGTTCTGGTCCTAAGAAACCAGTTGTTGCTGATGATGCACCTTTTGAAGTGTCTGCTGATGATGATGAAATGTCTTACTTTTCCAAATTGGCAAACGAAGACTAAACAGGACTGATCCTCCTCGTTCGACCCCGCCTAGTGCGGGGTTTTTTGTTTATACGACTCTTGTGTTGTCCATAATTAGTCGCATGAATGTTGGATCTATATTTCTAACAGCAATCGTATTCAAATCTGCTATTTTTTGTGGCATCTGTCGTTGTTGAGCATTGTTGACATTATTGACAACAGTTGGACCACTACTGGTTCTAGTTATTGGCAAATTGACATTCAGATTCTGACTAACTGCATCATTTAATCTAGAAGACAAACCTGTTCCAGGAACTGCTGCAGGCACTGCTGGTGCTGCTTGTGCTGGTGAAGCGGTCACTCCAGGAGTTGTAGATGCTCCAGTCATGCGATTAAATTGACCCATTCGACCTGGCTGAGCCGGCGCAGATGCTGATGCTGGTGCTGCTGATGCTGGTGCTGCTGATGCTGGTGCTACTGGAGCGGGAGCAGTTTGTTCACTTGCAGGAGGTTCAACACCCGTCTTTCTGGTACCATCATCATTATAATATGGAGCATAATTTTTGTTCCAGAATTCTTCATTTCTTTTTGCTGCAGTTCCTGTTCCAATAAATTGTTTTTTGGTGAATTCAAGTTTACCTTCCGTTCCTGGCAAAGGCGCTCGCGGCGCAGGAACTTCATAAACTTTTGTGTCCGCTTCAATTTTTCTGACTTTATCCTCACCACCCAGGTTCAACAGTGTTAATCTCTTAGCTTCCTTTTCCTCTTCGGTGTTTTCTGGCATAGCCAATGCTTCTACAGCACGTTGTCTACCACTCTTTACAATATCTTCCAAATATTCACGGCCACCAAAAGCCTCTATGTCTCGTGGACTTGAATTTTCTAAAATATTTCTTGCTTCAAATGGGCTCAATGCCTTGTCATTCGCTTTATTTTTGGCCAATCTATCCAAACCAACCGACAACAAAGCAATAAGCCCAACAAGACTAGTCACACCCAATAACGCAAGACCAACTGGGCTAGCAAACCACTTTAACACATTCAATAATCTTGAAAACACAGATGCACCACCAAGCAATTCTAACAGTGAAGAACCTTTCTCTTCTTCAGTAACTTTTGTTGCAGTTCCCAAACGTAAAGAACTCAGAACCTTTAATAGTTCTTTGTGTCTTTTTTCTGCTTCCAATTTCTTTTCTTCAGCAAAGTTTAACTCTGCATCACTTCTTTCTAGGTCTGCTTGTCTAGTAACTTGCATCAGATAATATATTTTTCTCAGCATATCATTAGTACCTTCACCCATTCCCGATCCAGGTTCTTTACCTATTCTGGATGCAGTGCCTCTATCACGAATTGGTCGCATACGACCAGAGAAATATTGAATGTCTTTTTCGGAACGACCAGTGAGTTTACCAAGTAAAGCAGGACCTAAACTTGATCCACCAGTTAAAAATTTTGCAATATTTAATGGATCAAATTTCTCTTTGATACCTTTTACTCTAGCTTGAGCTTTTAGTGATATTGTTTTTTTAATTGCACCACGAATTGTTGAATCACCAGAGAGTTGATCCGACAAAAGATCGGCAAAACTTGTGCCACGTATTCTACTTGCTTTTTGGTAATCTAAATTAGTAGCCATTATGCTCTACTCTTTCTTGAGTATGGTGAACTGTCATCGACAACATCTCTATTTTGTTGTTGTGTTGCGTTTCCAGCCACGGTGTTTTGTTGATTTATGACGACTGTTGATGATGAAGATGCGTTCATCATTTTTCTCATGTCCGAATTTTGCATAGATACATCACTCACTTTCTGACCATTATTCGTTTGTTGCAAAATTGTTGGAAGGCCTTCGGGTGACATATGTAAGCCACCCTTTTCTTTTAATCTATTTTCCAAAACAATAGGAAAATTTAAAGCAGTATTTTTAACACGTTTTCCTGCTGGACCATTAAATTCTTCTGCACCAAGTTCTGGATTAACATTTGGTGCCCAAGGAACTTTTGCATCTGATAATATTTTTCCAACTTTTTCATTACCTTTTCCCGATTGTATGGCTTTCCATACTGCAATTGCTCCGCCGGGTCCAGTATACCACGACATATAAGCCCAACCAGGCGTAGTGGGTACTCCAGCCGCACTTATTGTCCTCAAATTTCTTTGTAAAAGGGGTACCGCCAAAAAATCTTGTGTTTCTTTATTGAATAGAGTTTTATCCCAATCCATTATACCAGAGGCTTTAAGTTCTCCACCAATAGATTTTTGTGGATCATTATTTGTCATAAAATTTTTCCCGAATAATGTACTCGGCATAAAACCATATGTTCCCACTGCACCAGAACTTGGCCAAGTTTTACTACGATATCTAGTAAATTCCAAAACTTCTTTTAAAGTCATTTGTGTTAACTTTTTCTTTTTTCCGAGAGTTTCTTCTGACCATTCTTCTGGTGTTTTTAAATTTAGAAATGTGCCTCCTGGTTTATCTCTAAGTCTATTTTTTAAAGTTCCATCTTTCATCACAACGTCACCGAAAGAAATGTCATATTTTTTTCCACCTTCTGCACCAGCAATTGCACTCATAACTGCTGATGTACCAGTAAGAGCACCTATAGCAACTGCTGCAGCTGGCGCTGAAGGCACTCTTGTTGCGCTCGGTGGTGCAGATGGTGCTGCTGGTTGTGCTGTAGGTGGTTGATCTGGTTTTCTCTCAACTCTCTCAGCACTTTTTCTGGCAGCTTCTTCTCTGGCTTTTCTGGTGGCTTCTTCTCTAGCCCTTCTATCAGCTTCTCTTTTCGCCGCTTCGCCAGCTGCTCTTACACCTTTTTCTTCTTCAGTGGTTCTATCATTTCTTCTTTTATCAACTTCTCGCGCTTTCTTAGCCGCTTCAGCTGCCTCTCTGGCTTTTCTGGCCGATTCAGCGGCTTCTCTAGCTTTCTTAGCAGTCTCTTCAGCTTCTCTGGTCTTTTTAGCTGCCTCAGCTGCCTCTCTGGCTTTTCTGGCAGCTTCAGCTGCCTCTCTGGCTTTCTTGGCAGCTTCTTCCGCATCTTTAGCTTTCTTGGCAGCTTCAGCTGCCTCTCTGGCTTTTCTGGCAGTTTCTTCTGCATCCTTAGCTTTCTTAGCGGCTTCAGCTGCTTCTCTAGCTTCTCTGGCTTTTCTAGCCGCTTCAGCTGCCTCTCTGGCTTTTCTAGCGGCTTCTTCTTGAGTCTTTCTAGCGGCTTCTTCTTGAGATTTTCTAACAGCCTCTTCTCTGGCTTTTCTAGCAGATTCCTCTTGAGCTTTTCTAGTGGCTTCCTCTCTGGCTTTTCTAGCAGATTCCTCTTGAGCTTTTCTAGTGGCTTCCTCTCTGGCTTTTCTAGCAGTTTCTTCTTGCGCTCTTCTAGCAGCCTCTTGTGCTGCTGTGTTTGGTGCAGGCGCACTAGGTTTCGGTACAGTAGGCGCAGTTGGTTCAGCAGGTTTTGGTACTGGCGCAGGTTTTGGTGCAGCTGGCGCACCAGGTTTAGTTACTCTCGGAACTGGTTTGCGACCAGGTAAAGTTGGTAATCTAAACGGCTTTTTTGCTTTAGCTTTCTTTGGTGCAGGCTTTCTACGAACAGTTAGTGCCTTAACTATTTCAGCATGTCGTCTAGCTTGTTCAATGTCTTGCTCTTCAGCATAATTTTTTCTTTTCTCATAATCAAGTCTGTTCAAATTTTCTTTTTGAACCATCAACTTGTATATACCACCAAGAACTTCAGAATCGGATGCGTTTTTACCAAGTATTTCCGAATCTTTATTACTGCCGCGCAAAAGACTCAATAGACCACCCATCAAACTTTTGGTAGTCTTTTTTGTTGAATCATTTATATCTGCCATTATTGTCTACTTCGTTCTTTTAGTTTTAGGTTTTCTTCTTCAAGATACTGTATTAATAATGTGATGTAGATATCCCTCTCCCAAGGTATCATACTCTCAAGCTCAGACAAACTATATTTGTGGTGTTGCATCAATGAGAAGTTTGTCTTGTAATAGTTTTTTAAATCATCATAACAAATTATAAGCCGAAAAAACTTTCGAGGCCCTCCACCTCTAAGCTGTGATCGAAACCACACTTTGAGCATGTTATTGCAATTTTCTTCTTCAATTTTGGAATATTGTTGAAGAAGTGTTCGACCCTATCAAATTGTTCTTGACTCATACTTTCAACGAATTCAAGCAACTCTTCTTTTGTTGTTTCTTTTGCATAATGAAACTGTTCACCATCATAGATGTGTTCAATCGAACTTGCGATCATATTAAATGTAACATCAGTGATATTGTCCATATCAATAGAATCTTTGATCAACCCAAATTGTGGATATTTCATCTTCACAACAATCTTATCATTGATTGCAATTTCTGGATCAACTACCTCCTCGGATTCTGGATATATCTCAGTCAAATTGATTTTCGACTCCATGATATTGCCACACTCTTTCGTGTCGGTAACTTTATTGTTGCAACGATACTTTGATTCCGAAATTTCACCAACAGATTTTGCTCTCAGATTGATAAAGTAATATTCGATATCGATAATTGGAAGTTCATCCAAATCAACGCCTTCAGTCATTGTACAAACATTCAGAATCTCTCTGATGTTGTGTTGAATAGTATCCGCATCACCAGATTCCATTGCCATCAAAAGATTCTTTTGTTCTTTGACAAGGAAGGGTCTGTATTTTATTTTCTTTTTCGAAAGTGGCAATTCAATTTCATATGTTGGCACTTCAAGTCTTGGTAAAGCCATGGTAACTCCTTATAAATTCAAATGATGGTTTCCCATCTAGTATATGCAAATGTTGCATTCAGTTTATGATATCCATCAGAACTCCAATCCAAATCCATCTGATTGATTGAAATTGGATATGATTCAATAAATCTTACTTCATGTGTAACTTTGTCTGTAACATCATATTGTTTGACGGTGATATCGGTACAATATGTGTCTCTATAATTGAAGTTATTTGTAGAAGACGGATTGATGAGTTGCATCCACGAATCAAACAATTTCTTTTGTACCATGCTGCCGTCAACAATTAATGTCACATCGAGGTCATTATATGTTGTAAGATATGGTAATTTTTCAATTGGTCCATATGTTCTTTGTTCTGTTGTCGCCAGAGTTCTTCCTGGTATTTGAGCATTTTCACATCTAAGAGTTAAAATATCGCGAGAACTACCAAAGGAGTTTAATCCTGAAGGTAAAGTAAAAAAGACTTCAAATCTATTTGGTCTAGCAAAATCACCCCTAAAAGATGCGACTATTCTGTCAATTGATAATGACATTTATGAATTCCTTATTTCTTCGATAGAATCTTGCCAAACTGATTTGGCGGCTTGTTTTTTAAACTGGTGAACCGGCAGGTACGTTGCCACATCCCACTCATCAGGTTGAACCGCCAGGATTCTGGATCTAATGTGTGAGTACAAGTACTGTTTCACGCACGGTCTGAACTCCCTCAGTCGCCTGGTTGCGTCCAGTATGTCATAGGTTATACGGATGCGTTTAATCTCATCATTCTCATCATAGATGGCTCTACCCATCAGTTTACGCATGAACAGTATTCGGTAATTAACCGGCAAATAGTGCAGATTTAAACCTAAAAACCCGTCTGATTGCCTTTGGAGTGGCATCACCAGTGGAAATCTATCATAATATGGCAATTCAACTTTAGTTTTGGGATCATATATGAAGAAATACAAGCCACCAAGTAAAAACTTCTGTCTATTTGATGGTGGTGTATATCTAAACTTTTCCCTTGTCATTGGTGGGATGTATGCAGTTGGATTTCTGAGCTGCAACATCTTTTGTCTTAACCATGCAAAAGACTGGCGAGTCATGTTCTGAACGCCAGCCGCAGATTTTTCTTCTGCTATTGTAGTGAGTATTGAAGGTTTTGTAGCCATGTAATATTTAGTTAGAGTCCGAGGTGTTCTTCGGTGATGATTTTGAACTCCCAACCACGGTCCAAACAGTATTCGGTTGCGGCTTTCCATTTTGCCTGATTGACACCCCAAGTTGCAACTTCATTAATATACTGTTTTGTTACTCTTTTCTTGACTTCTGGTGCGTGTGTTTGTTTCTTTGGTTTGACTTCCAACATCATTGTTTTTTGTTTTCCGTCTTTTGTTCGCACCTTGACTAGAAAATCTGGAAAATATCTGTGCCACTTTCCATCAACCGGCGATATATAAGGAACAATCATTTCCTCAGAAGCCCAAGATATAATATCTGGATTTTTGTCGAGCCAGTTCATCACCCTACACTCCCAAGATGAGCGATAAACAATATTTGTGTGATCACCCACGTATTTTTGTGGATTTCTAGGTCTAAACAGACCCTTGTAAGATGATTTGTATGTCATATAAATATTATGTATGCACTCTGCAAACAAGAAAATAAGGTATTAAATGGCAACAGCAAATACAGCCACTCAAACTCTTTATAACGAAATTACACAGCCAGTTTTTGATCCTTCGGCTGGTCCTGCGGCCGACCTGTATCAATCAAAATACACAGTTTCATCAAATTTCTCCTTATCTTATCCAAAAGATTTGGAAAGTTCAAGAAAAGGGCATGCTGTTTATTTTGATATATATGAAACTGATCCCGTTTCTTTGGCACAAACATTAAAACCTTTTGGTATAAATTTAGATGCTCCTGCAGCGGCACCTGTTACCAATGAAAATGGTGGGCATACAGTCACCAATCCCAATGAAGTTACTTCTCAAGGTTTGGTAGCTGGTACTAAAAGTTTTTTTGAAAGTGTGATTAAACCAACCGCAGTTAATATTGCTCCCAGAACTAAAACTAATACAGTTGCAACCATTGCATTGTACATGCCCGAAACAATGAATTTTACTTATGATGCGGCATATAATAGTTTAAGTTTGTCATCGGCTATAAATTCTACACCCATAACCAGTCTTGGTGGGTTGACAAATGCTATAACATCGATAGCGGAAAATTCAGCTGTTAAGTTGGCGATGAGTGCTGCAGGATATGTTTTTAACCCACAACAACAAGTATTGTTTGAGGGTATAGATTTTAGACCATATGAAATGACATTTACTTTTACACCAAGTTCACCTGATGAAACTAGAAACGTGAATGCTATTATAAAAACACTTCGTTATCATGCTGCACCACAAATAGGTGGCGTGGGAGGATTTTTCTTCATACCACCATCAGTTTTTAATGTTTCTTTCCGTTACAACGGAAAAGTAAATCCAAACATAAATCTTCTGAAGAAAAGTGTTTTGAAAAGTGTGAATGTAAATTATGCACCAAACGGATGGGCAGCTTTCGAGGGTAATGGTGCACCAGTTCAAACAGTTGTATCACTTCAATTCCAAGAAATCGTTCTTGTCGATAAGACTCAGATCAACCAAGGATTCTAATGAGTTATTTTGCAAAATATCCAAAAGTAGTCACAACTCAGAAAGATGGCACTAGAAGTGTCATGGTGAATTTGCTGGCTAGAAGTAGTATTATACAAACTCTATTGGACAATCCACTTCTATTCTATAGTTATGATGTGCAAGATGGTGAAACACCAGAAATGATTGCACATAGATATTATAATGATTCCTATTTTTACTGGTTAATTCTTTATGCAAATCAAATAAGTGATCCACAATGGGGTTGGCCACTGGATCGTGCATCTTTCGAAAGATACATTGTTGAAAAGTATACAACCGAAAATCCATATTCAACAGTACATCATTACGAAAAAATTATTTCACAATATGAATCATCAACAAGAACCACGACAGAAAAAAAGATAACGATTGATGAAGATACATATAATAGTTTGTCACCATCTAAAACCGTTTATCAATTTCCAACAAGTACAACCACGATAACGATTTCTAAATCAGCGATAACATTGTATCAATATGAGTTGGATTTGAATGAATCGAAAAGAAACATAAAAGTTATAAAGAAAGAATTTGCACAAACTATTAATTCGCAATTTGAAACACTAATGTC